CCACCAGCGTGACAACCCGGTCCTCCATTTTGTCCTTGAGGAGGATCTGTAGGAGGTGTGTTACCTGATCCACCACCTCCAGCACCAGAACCACCATTAGCTCCATCAGAACCTCCACCACCGGCAGATGTTATTGTTGAAAATATTGAATTAGCACCAGGATTATCTGTTGATCCACCAGCACCAACTGTAATTGGAAAGGAAGCAGCTGAAGCTGTAATACCTACTGTATCTGCTAAAGGAGAAGTTAAAGGCGCTGGCATACAAGTAGTATTAGATAATCTAAAACCACCTGCTCCTCCACCTGCTCCATCTCCTGGAGAGCTATCTCCACCACCACCTCCAGCTACTACTAGATAATCTATTGATGATGAACCCAACGCATTTCCTGCGGAAGAAACTGTAAAAGTTCCTGGTCCAGTAAATTTATGAGTTTTAAAATCTCCACAAGTTGCTTCTGTTCCTCCTGATGCAGCTACGAATAAAGGAACTTGTGATTGTGCCATATCATTTACTGCTAACCAACCTTTTGTTGAATCAGCAAAAACAAATGTAATTGATAAGGACTCTGTACTTAAAGTTCTGTCAGATGCTTGACCTTCTATGTTTGAACTATTTCTACCTATTGTTAAGTTGTGTGTATCAAAAGTTCCTGCGTAGTCTTTAACAGCTACAATATCTCCTGCGCTTGGACTAGCTGGTAGTGTTACTGTAAATGCTCCGCCTGAAGTATTACAAAAATACCCTTCACCAGATGATGCTGTAAATCCTGTAGTTTTAATAGCTGTTTGCCAATCTACAGTTCCTGTTCTACCAAAACCTGTTTGTGATCCATTATTTGTAATTGTTGAGCCTGAAGGAATAATAATAGTATCACCAGAAGCACCAATAGTTATTGTATTGGAATTTTCATTGATAATGTTATTACCGTCTTGATCTTGAATATTGTCTACTTTAATTGTACTTGTCATAATTATTGAAATTTATACCTTATTATTACCACACCAGAACCTCCAGCGCCAGATGTTGAAGGTCCTTCTCCTGATCCACCTCCACCACCACCTGTGTTAGCTGTTCCTGCGCCTGCAGTTCCACTTGTTCCTACTCCATCTCCAGCACCACCGCCACCACCGGGTGCTCCACCAGCTCTACCGCCAGCTCCACCACCGCCGGCATATTCTACGTCTGATCCGTTTATGGAAGTATTTAAATGAGCTCCACCAACACCACCTACTCCAGGTCCTGTTCCATTAGCTCCTGCGCATCCAATTCCACCACCACCTCCGCCGCCTCTATTTCCAGGAGATATGCCAGGTCCTGTTCCTGGACCGTTTCCACCGCTCCTTCCTTGAATGGGACTAGTAGAAGGGTCATTTCCTGCTCCTCCAGATCCTGGAGTTCCTCCTCCAGTGCTAGCTCCACCACCTGAGCCTCCAGGTCTTCCAGCGTTACCAGCAGTTTCAGAGCCACCACCTCCACCACCTGCTGATGTTTTAGAAAAAATAGTAGAAGCATTTCCGTCAGTTCCTTGAGTTGTACCAGCTCCAGCTGCTCCACCTCCACCTACTGTCACAGGATAACCTTGAGCTGATAATTGGACTTCTCCTGCTCCGTCTCTAGGTGATGCTGTATATGGTGTGACTGGAGATTTGTCTTCTCTAAATCCACCAGCGCCACCGCCTCCACCATCATTTCCACCACCGCCACCACCACCGGCAACGACTAGGTAGGATGCAATATTGTTAGATGAACAAGAATGTATCGTATTAACGGTAAAAGTACCTGGCCCTGTAAATGTATGAATTCTGCAATTTCCTGAAGTTGTTATTGTACCACCTGATGCACAAACAAAAGTTTCTGCTACGTCGTCATTTGATCCATCTGCAAAAATTTGCCAACCTTCTGTTGCATCAACATAAATAAAAACTGCACCTGCATTATTTTTAGTTAAAATAAAATCAGATGCTTGACCTCTAATATTAGAGCCATTTCTTGCAACCGTGCAAGAATTACTTCCAAAAGTACCTTGATAATCTTTTATATAAACAATGTTACCAGCAGATGGTGATGCAGGTAGTGTTGCAGTTATAGCTCCACCATTTGTATCAACGAAAAATCCAGCTCCATTTGTGGCTGTAAAGTTTGCTGTTTTTTTAGTTGTGTTCCAATCTACTGTTCCTGATCTTCCGAATCCTGATTGTGATGCACCACTAGCAAGTGATACTGTATCGCCAGAAGCACCTATAGTTATAGTTGTACCAGATTGACTTATTATATTTCCAGCATCAGAAGCTTGCACAGCATTTGTTTTTACAACATTACCTGGAACAGCAACTGATTTACATGCTGATCCTACGGTAATCGTGCTACCTGATTGTGCGTCTATTTCATTTACTTCTATCTTTGACATTAAACTACTACTACCGTTCCTGTTATTGTTTGAGTTCCAGTCACTGTGACTGGTCCTGCTAATACTGCATTACTAATTGTTTGATCGTCAGACAAAGTTGCTGAATGATTAAAAGCATAAGTTGAAGCCGTCATACTTGCAGACGGTGCTCTAGATGCAGGATAAGTACAAAAAACATTTTTTGTTCCTGCAGAAAAATCTACTTTACTATCAGAGTTTGACGAGGAGATAACCGTATCTCTAGATAAGGTATCTGGACTAGCATCAGTAACAGTTCCTACGCCAACTTCAAATTCAGCATTACCTGGTAATTCTATAGCATAGAATGTTTTATTAGTCGTACCAATACCAGCCACGAAACTCTCAAAGCCAGTTTCAGCACCAGCTAAAGAAATAGTTCCTGTACCTGTAGTAGTGGTAGTTTCTTTTACCCTGTCATTTAGTACAAATGCCATTTACTACTCCAAAAATATTATGCGTTGCCTAGTCTAATAATAGCTGCAGAACTAGATGCGGTTGGAAACTGAACAACAAAATCTCCGTTAGTTGCTGTTTTTGTTCCACCAAAATCTAAAACTAATACTGCTTCATTAGAACCGCCACTCTTATAAATCAAAGCCCCTACCGCTGATAACGTCACAGATGAAAAAGTTAAATCTGCAAAATCAACAAATCCAATATTACTTGAAATAGCTACACCATTGTTGGTTAAAGTATTTCCACCAGATGAATAGTTTGTACCAGATGTACTAACTTCGTTGGTTGCAGTAAACGCTGTTGTTGATGTCGTTAATCCTGATATGTCTGTGTATAAAGCAAGTTTAAAAGTTGATCCACCGGATGAATCAAAATTAAACGTTCCTTTTAACAGGTCTGTTTTAAAAGAGTCAGGTATTACATTAGCCATATTTTTTTCTCCTTAATTATGGTGATGGTGATTGTAAAGGAGTACGAATTACACCATCTTGATATTCGTCTCGGCGTCTTCTACCTTGCTGTTCGATAGAGTACGATGCAAGAGCTCTTCGATAAGATTGCTCATAGTATTGTAACATATCTGCTGGACCTTTCAAGTATCCATATGCCTCTACTAAGGCTGCGTATAGTAACAAATCTTGATATTTATTTGACACATAAGTTCCTGTAGTGCTTGCTGTTCCTGATGTTATTGTGTCAGGTTGTTTTATGTAAGCTAAAGTTATCTCATAGTTAGCATTTGGTGTGGGTGCCACTATCCAAAAATTTGCATCCCAATTAGCATAATATTTAGGTAATCCTGAGGCTGTCCCTGGAGTATCATAAAAAGTAGCCATATAACTAGTTTCTTTTTTTTCTAAAAAAGACTGCACGTTTGGAGTCACAGTTGTATCTTTTAATTGAACATATCTAATTATTCTTAAATCAGAAGGTATTGTTACAAATCTGCTACCTGATTGTAGATTTGATGTGGCATAAAACCTGTCATCGTCAGAATCAGAGTCTCTGTATATTCTATTTTCAGCATTTTTAATTATGGTTTCTAAAACAGATGTTGAAAAAACAGAATCATCCACCTCTGTATAATTTCTTATATCGTTTTGTAAATTTGTTAAAGTGTATGCCATTATTTAATTATCTCCAAACAGAGAGGACAAGATTTTCTAAATCTTTTGTGACCAGAACAATGTTCTGCTTTTACTGCCTCTTCATTTTCATATACAGGTGTGTCTGATTCTTGAGGTTTTAAATATAATTCTGCGTGCTCATCTATATCCTCAGGACACTGACATTGTTTAATACCAATTATTTTACAAAATAAATTTTTAATCCATTTAATCATGCCGTTACCGTTACGGGTCCTGCTGATGCAGAACCGCCTCCTCCTGTTTCACTTATACTAGATGTCGTGCCAGTTGCAAAGGTATAATTATCATCGTTTGTTTTAGTAATAGTGTATCCTGCGGCTAGATTTATTGTTGCTGCAGCCACTCCTCCGACAACACTCGCATCTCTAAATCTTACGGTGTCACCACTAGACCTACCATGATCTGGTTCATTAACACTAATTGTTGTAGATCCATTTGTTGTTGTAAATGCATTTAATGGTAGTAGATTTGGAACTGCTGTCTCTGTTCTAGGAGGTCTAACATTTCTTAATGATATTGCATCACCATTCATTGGTTTTGGTTCTAATTGTGGTTGCTTTGGTTCAAACTCTGAAACATGTACAAAGGATCCGTTCCATTCTCTGACCATTTCTTCATATGGAAATTCCATACCTGATCTATCAGATATTGCTTTTGCATATTTACCTGTTGCGTACTTTGCCATTATGTTCCTGGGTAGTAAGCTTTAGGTGTAATATATGTGCTAGAAGCTGACCCATCCTCCTGTAATGCTCTCTGAAATTCATCCTCATAAACTAATTTCATTCCTTGCATTAATTGTGGTGCATACTTCATTGATAGGTAATATGCCAAACCTGATACCATACAAGGCACAAATCTAAATGGAACATCGGTTGCGTTAGTGTATGCTCCTATATCTTGAATTCTTTTTATAAAAAAGAAATGCATATCTTTGGATGCGTTGCTTGAATCTGGTGTGGGATAAATGTGTATTCTAACTTTATCTATAAATCTCTCAACCCAATATTGATTAGGTGTGCCTTTTGATAATTTGTTTGAGAATCCTGCATAAGTAGATCTATCTACTTTTGTCATCGGACTATCTGATTGAGTTGTCTGTGTTCTATTTGATCTTAGTTGTGCTTCAAGAACATCGGATATACCAAACACGCTTGCAGGCGCTGTTGTAGTTGCACTAGTGCCATCAGCTGTAGATCTAAAAAAATCATAATCTGATTGACCTTCAATTAAATCTAAATTTGTGTCCCCTATTTCCCAGTAATGAATACCTCTATTGCCCCATTCTTGAAACAATATATTTAAAGATCTTCTAGATGTTTTTAATTGATAACCAGTTACGTTTTGAATACCTAATCTTTCAAAAGCTTCTTCTATAATTTCATCAATAGAAAAAGTTTTATCGAAAGTAGTTGTACCCGAGGTAGTGTTAGCCATTTAACCTCCTAGCCAGTATAACCAATAGTAACAGATGTAGTATTTGTTATCGTAGCATGTAAAGTTGTTTCGAATCTAA